CGTCGGCGTCGCCTCACCGTAGAACGTGAAACCCGACGAACCGCCCGACGCTAGTTCCAAAGCGGAGAGCCTTCGGAGCATGTCATCGAACAAGGCTGCTTGCGCTTCGACTCCAGGCCGAGCGCCTCTCGCTGCGCTCATGCTGGCACCTCGACACATTGCACATTGACGGACGATTCGCCCGAGGCGTCGATTGTCAACGTCATCGACATGACTTGGCCGTCAACCGAATACTCTGGCACGCCGATAGGTGCGACCGTCGTGGCAGGGACAACGATCTTCACGAAGTCGCCAGGCCGGTATGCGCCGTCGGTAATGAACCGTGCGCTATCTATGTCGCAGTTCCATTTGGCGAGCGGCGAGCGGGCAGCCTCGATCAGACCGTCGGCTTTCTCGACCAGCGTGGCCTGTTGAATCACGTTCGGGAACCCGGCGATCTTTTCCCAGCGTCCTCTAGGGTCGATCGCAATGTTGGCGTCATCGACCGACGCCGGAACCGTCAAATCGTTATCGCCAGTCGTGATGACCGAGTTCGCAAACGTGGACGCACCCGAATCTCGGCTCAGGCTTCGGGCAGTCACACCCAACATGATCGGCGTCGGCTGAGTTGGGAACGTCGAGAACGGATGGACGTTCAAGACCAGCTCGCCGTCGATACCCCACCACGGGCCGTCGATAACAGCAGACAGGTTGGCGAGCGAGTCGGCAATGTTCGCACCGATCTCATACGACCGGTCACGGTTGACGCTGCCACCATCGAGGACGCCTGCGGTGATTGTCAGATCGCCACCCGGTTGCGCTTGCGTATGCTGGATCAACGACCACACAATTTGTGCCTGATCGGTCCCGGCGTAACTCAGCGGCGACTGGACATGGCGGGCAGTCATCAGCGTTTCGTATCCGACAGCGGTCACGTTCACCGAGTCGTCGCCGTTCGGACCAAACATTTGCTGGACTGATGCGACACGGCATCGGGCGATCGTCACACCGTTCAGATACACCCACACATCGGTCGCCAGTTCATCAATCTGTCTTGCCCCAGGCGAATCTCCCGACAGATCAAACGTGACCGTTGGGCCAGCGTCGAGAGACAGCGAAACAGAAGCCGAACCGAACAGACCGACCTCCTGAATCGGGTCGGAGTTCGTCCAGGGTCCAACACCAAGCGTGAACACATCAGCGACCGCAACATCGACGCCGCTCACAGGTACGAATCTCTCCAACTGAACACGACCGACGACGACGTACCGATAACCGCACCGCCGTACACGATCCTGTTGAGGCCAGGCTGGAGCCGGACATCTTCCCAAGCCCACTCGTCAAAATTGACTTTGCCATACAGCGAGTCAGCCGGATCATTGTTCCGCAGGATCGTTCTCGCCCGAGAGTCGATGACGACCGACGTACCGCCGTTCAACGTCAGCCCGCCGTCACGGTTGAAGATGATGTCGGTCCCGTTGATCTCCAAGCTCGGCGTTTCGACCGGCCCGTAGATGACAGCCGTCCAATCAGCGACAGCGTTACCAACATTGTTCACAATGTAGGCACCGATACCGGCACCCGGCTCATACTGTCGTCCCACGTTGCCAGCGTCGGCGTTCGTGTAGTACGGGCCGTACTGGTCGCCAGGGAGCGTGTAGTGGCGACCGTCCTCGACATCGGTGGACGGTCGGATCGTCCGAGAGTTCAGGTTGGCCGACTCCAGCAGCCCGTTCGGGGCGACCCATGAAGCGACAACTTGATGAAACTTCGGTCGAACAATCGCAAGCGCCATGTCTTGCCCACGGACGACCGCAGAACGCACCTGTGTGGACCCAGGGATCGCCCAAACGAGTCTCGGGCGTACACGTGGCGAAAGGTACGGTGTGAGCTGCTCAACGAGCACTTGCGGGTCGGCGATCCGCTGGTCGATTGTGATTCCGAAGCTGATCGCTCGTGGACCGACGAACCGAGAGTCATCGACGTTGCCATCGGAGAGCGCCCGGGAGCGAGACACCGCCCGCACCTCTGGGAACCCGACCGTCCATTCTGAAACGACGTAGCCTGTCTCACCGCATTCGCCCGCAGCGATCTGGTCGCTGGTCGGCCCGAGGTCCAGTTGCCCCAAGGTCGGGTCGGTCAAGTAGGCGGTCATGCCGTCAGTCTCCTTGCGCTCATGGCGAGCATCGTTTTTTGCGCCACGAGGTCGGCGTCGGTGCCATCGTAGAAGTTTGCGGTAGCGATCGAGACTACCGCTCCCTGATTACCCATGCCAGCTTGATCCAATAGCTCGGCTGCTCTTTGCGGACGGTTGAGCGGCAGCACCAGCTCGGGTCCAGCTTCGCCAATCATCGCGACGGTCGGCGATGAAACTATTGCACCGTTCGCCAACTGGGGAATGTTTGGTAGCCCGAGCGTGAACCCGTCGTAACCGATTGGCCCGATCTTGAAGCCTGGCACCCTGAACTGGAGGCTGTTCCATCCTTTGATGATGGTGTTGATCGCTGTCTTGACGGCACCGACGGCAGTCTCGACCGTCGAGGTGATCCCGCCCCACACGGTGCTGAACACTTCACCCAGCGTCTCGACCGCTGTACCGGCAGCAGAGAACGCCGTACCGAATACGTCCTTGTAGAAATTGTAGATCGGCATGACCACGTTGTCGAAGACGGTTTGGATGACACCCATCCCAACCTCGAAAGCTGTGCCGAGAGCGCCAGCGGCAGTACCGACAGCTCCGAACGCCGAGCTGAATGCGCCAACAAAGAAATCTTTGATCGGGATCAGCACGGTGTTGTAGACATTCTTGAAGAACTCGCCCATCGAAACGAAGAAGCCGCCGACCTCGCCCGCCTTCTCGCCGATCGCCTGCAACGCCGGTTGGAAGTTCTCGTTGAGGAAGTTGGCGACCGGAATGAACACCTCTTCGAGCAGCCATGTCAGCTTCTCCGTCAGGAACTCGACGGCGACGACCAGAACGTCAGAGATGATCTGAGCCGCACCCTCAAGGAGCGGTGTCAGCGCCTCAATAATTTGGACCAGCAACGGGAGCAACGATTCGACCAGCAAGACAAGTGTCGGAACGAGCGGCAAAAGCGCCTCGACCAGAGACAGGAACAACTCGACGAGGATCGGCAAGATCGGAACAAGAGCGTCAATCAAGAGCGGTGCGATCTGAGCGAACGCATCGAGCAACACGGTCAGCAGCGGCATCAACCCTTCGACTGCCTTGACCAGCCCGTCAGCGATCAACGGGATCAACGGGACGATGGCCTCGACGACCGTCGTGAATAGCGGAGCGAGCAGCTCAAGCGCCGTCAGTAACACTCCGTAGATAATCGGGATCAGCGGAGTGAGCGCAGCGAATATGTCGAGGAATGCTGTCGCCAGAACTCCGAGCGTTGCGGTGAGAACGCCGCCCACGATGCCAGCGATCTCGGTGAAGATTGGGAACAGTTGATCGAGAATCGGGATCGCGATCTCGATGGCTTTCACAAACACGTCGGCGAAGATCCCAGCAACCTTGGCGAGGATCGGCACGATGTCGCCCAGCGCTTCGTTGAACTCGTAGGCCAGGATTCGGATGACTGGAGCCAACGCATCGAGGATCGGCCCGAACGCCGCCGCCATCAGGTCGATGGCCTCGACGAACACGTCAGCGATGAACCCGATGATCGGCCCGAGGATCGGGATGAGCTTGCCGAAGATCTCGAACAGCGGCTCCATGCTCCCGATGACCGAAACGATCGAAGGCAGCAGAGCCTTGAAAGCTTCGCCGAGCAGTTCGCCGACCAGCACAAGCGCCGGAGTGATCGCCGTGATGATTTCCAGCAGCACAGGCGTCACTTCGTCGAGCGCGCCGATCAAGCTCTGACCGACATTCTCCTTCAACGCTGTGAACGCTGCACCGATCTTCGCTGTCGAGTCCGCCGACGCCTCGGCGGTCCCCTTGAACTGTCCTTCCAATTCAGCGAGGACGATGTTCTGAGCGCCAAGCAAGTCGCCCGATTCTTGGAGTGTTTTAATCTGCTCTTTCTGCTGGTCGGTGAACGTGACACCGGCCTTCGCCAACGCCGACACGCCGACCGTCGGATCGTTGAGCGCCTTACCCAACTGGGTAGCGGCACCAGCCGCATCGCCACCGAGCACCGCGGTCATATCGAGCGCCGCAGCTTGGGTCCGCTCGAACGCATCCGATCCGATGTTCTTGAACGTGAGCAACACGTTCGACGCTTCCTGAATATCGACAGCGGCGACACCAGTCAGCAGCGATAGCTCCTGCGCCGAGGAGCGGATCGCGTCGGCTGTAACTCCAGCCACTCC